ACCATAAAAGTGGAGGTCGATTTTATAGAGTGGAAGTCAAAAACATACTTTTAGTCAAGGAAATCGAATTTGATGCACAGTCCCACAATCACATTACACTGTGTTGTTCTCTTACGTTTGTACCCAGCCTGTTCCAAAGCAGAATAGAAATCTGATGTGCTGCGAACAAACTCACCATTTTCAAGACAGTATTCACGATAGTGCCGATATAGTTCTCCGGACTTTGCCTGATAGCTTTTATCTACTTCACAACACTCATTGATGAAATTCCCAAGCCAGTCATTGCCTTCCCGATAAGAGCCAATTGCATCTAAAACACACTGCGGTCTGCTAATCTGATAGTTTGCCGCAATGACCTTTCTTGCACCTTCAATCAGCCATGAAAGTACCGCACCACCTGCGTTATCTACCAAGTGCTGCGTGTAGTTTTTGATATCCTTAGAACCCTGAATTTTTGCGTGAAACGGGATCACAATCAATCTTCTCCACGTGCCATCATCCGATGCACCAACCTTCGGAAGATGATTGGTATACAGCACCAAAGTATGTGAAGGTTCAAAGTGGAATGGTGCTTTGAATTTCTTCTCGGCAAAAATCGGGTCGGTCGAACAGAGCTGCTTCACCACGCTGGTATTCAGCCGCA